TTTATATTTACTCAAAATAAATTTAGATTCTTCAGGTGTATTAAATCTTCCATTATAAAAATCAAATGTTGCAACATAACTGGCATATGCACCCAATCTTAGTTTTTGGAGTAAATCCTGATTTTTATTTGTAGAATATCTCAATATATTAAAATCATTATTTCTTTCTATCTGACTCTTATTAACTTCAGTATAAGTATATGTTGCTTTTGGTTCTTGATTAATTAAACTATCAATAGATTTAAAATGATAACCATCTTGTGTTTGGAAAAATACAAATCCAGCACTTCCATCTCCAGACTCTTCAGGAACACCTTTAGATGCTAACCAAACTAAAAGATTAAAAGGTTTCTTTAAATTACCAATAAATCCATAAGTATTTGATGTTGGCTCAATATCCATTTCCTTCTCAGTTTTAAGATAATCAGTCAAAATCTTCTTTACTGATGTATCAATAGTAGAAGAAGTTGCAAATCTAATTGGAACTCTTACAGTTTCATTTGTAATTGCTTCTCTTGAAACTAAATTTAAAGTAAATGCCTCTTTTTGTTGTTCTGTAAGAACATTCGTAATGCTTGAAACATACATATAATCCTTATACGTCTCAGAAAAATCTAATCCTGCATTCTCCTCACTATTTTGCTTAATCTTTAATGATAATCGTTCTCCACCTCTTAATGGAAGTCCGTTATATATTGATTGTAATTTACCATCTTTTCCTGTAATACTATCACCCGTGTTAAAAACAACAATCTGTGCAGTAATGGTAGGAGAAAATATATCCTCATAATAATCAATCGAAACTACTCCAGCACGAATGTCAACATCTTGTGATTGATCATTTGCTTCTAGAGTAACTTGCTCAAATATGGATTTATTTTTTGCTGCCATTTATTTTTCTATACTAGTTAGCAATAACTCACTACTATTTACACTATCAGGATCAGACTGTTTTGTAGTCATACTTGAACCAGAATCCCTCTGTATTTTAGGAGGAGTTCTCTCAATAGGAACATCAAGTGTAACAACCTTATTTTTGGTAGTACTATCAGCTTTAAGATTTACATTACCATTTTTAGGACTAGGTGTAATTGATTGTGCTTGATCAATATTCACATTTACATTTGCACTTACATTCATATTCCCTTTCCATTCTTTACCAGTTTCTTTATCAATTTTGACTTTTTTAAAGCTAATAACTTTTCCTCTCTTATTCTTTATAGGAACTTTTTTAATAGTATAAGGAACTATAGTAGTTTTTACTTCATCCCTCTGTAGTTGTGGTGTTGATGGTGTTTGTTTACCTAAATTACGACTATCTTTTACTTCTGATTCAGTATTCTCAGAACCACTTTTTTGATTAACTTCATCAACATCTTTTCCAAGTTTTTTCTCTTCACCTTTTGCTTTATCAGTCAAATCTTTAAATCCCTTCTTGGATTTATCAAAAACACCTTTTAATTGTTGATTTTTTTCTTCTATTTGTTTCTTCTCAGCATCAACGGTAGCATTATTACCAGTAATTGTACCAAGAAATTTACCAACACTATTACCAATCATAGTAAAGAAATCAACAACACCCTTTACCCAAGATTTTAAAGTATCAAAAACGGGTTTTAATTTTTTCATCCACGCTTTTAATGTGGAAATAATTTTTGGTAATTGATTAATAATCCATCCAACAAATATTGTTGTAATGAATTTAATTGGGTTGAACCCCTTTGCTGTTATAGATTTCTTAAACTTAGCCTTTACTGCCTTTCCACCTTCTAATGCTTTTTCTGCTGCTTTTCTCTTTAATAAATTAGTTTTTCTTCTAATATATCTTTTTTGAGCTCTTCTATCAGACTTAAAGAATTTTTTAGCAAATTTTACATTATTATTTGAATTAACCTTAGATCTAATAAATCTACCCCTCAATTTATTATTAGATCCTAATTTAAAACCACTCTTAGCAGTACCAAAAAAACCTTTTGCTTTTATTGCCATTTATCTAACCTGTTGTATTATATTGTACTTTAGAATTTAAAACATACATGTTAGTAGTATTGCTAGTAGCAATATAATCAACACTACTAGACGTTCCAGTAGAAGATGTAGGAGTTTCCTGTTCTTTTGGCATTGGAACAACAGTTATGTTACCTTCAGGATTTGGTTCAGGTCCAATCTTACTAGTAACATCAGCAGCATTAGCACTAGGAGTAATACTTTCACCTCCACCAGAAACATTACCCGAAACCACTTTATTACTATATTTTTCTTTTACACCTTTAACCAATTTATCAGTTTCTTTATCAAATGCTTTAAGTGATTTACTCCAGTCTGCACTTGACTTACTTGTGTTAGCTGCAGATAATTCCTTTTTCTTACTTCTTCTATCTTTTAATAACTCTTTTATTTCTGCGTCTTGCTGTTTTTTAAGATTCTTAAGTTTTTCACGTTCTGCTTGTACCTCTTGGAATAATTTCTCTTGTTCTTCATTTCTTTCACCAGTTTTTCTAAATCCCCTACCAGTATTTTTTCCAACCTTACCTTGTGGACTCATTCCAGCATCTTTTAATTTTTGATCCAATTCCTTATGCTTATTAGTAAATTCCTGCCCACCAGTTACTTTATTTCTACCCCAATCAAAGACTTTCTTCATAGCAAAAAGAGTTCCACCAATCCCAACTGCTATTAACAAAGCAGTTAATGTAATTGGATTAAATAATAATCCACCTATTAACCCTATTAATGAACCTATACCAGCAAGAACAGGACCAATACCAGCAGCTGCAACTAACATTAAACTACCAACTGCTGCTAAACCACCTAAAAGTTTCTTTCCGATACTATTAATAAGATCCTTATTACCAGTAGCAAACGCATTAATTAATTTTATTGATTTATCTGTAAACCATCCAGCAATAGTGAATATAAAAAATCTTTTTATACCTTCCAAGAATCCCATAGATTCTTTTCCTTTCGCTTCAACAGAACCGTCAGTTTTCTTTATATCATCTGCACCCGTATCTTTTTCAAGAGAACCTTCTGCTTCTTGCCTCTTAATCCTCTGTTCTTCATTCTTTCTCTGCTTTGCCTCTATCTTTGCCTTCTCTTTAGAATTATCAATAATTGCTTTTTGCCCAGATTGCAATGTCCCAATAGATTCTCGAATACCATCTAAAGACTGCCTAACACCTAGCAAAGACTCATCTTGCATCTTTACTCTAGTATTTAAATCCGTAACATCTTTCTCTATCTCAATTACTCTTTCAAGAACCCTTCTTTGAGATTTAAGAGATTTTATATGACTAGCACTAGAAACTTTTGATTGAAATGGAGAAACACTGCCCAAATTTGACTGACCACCAAAATTACCACCAAGATTTATAGATGTTTTCTTTAACTTTGGTGTTGCTATGTTAGGAAAAGCAGTTTGATTAATAGCCACTTTGTGCTTGCTCTTGTTTTGCCTTTAAGTTTTCTTCTTCAATATACTGTTGTAGAAGAGATAAGTAGACTTCTCGTTCCCAAGGAATCATATTTTCTAGCTCTGTTAAGCTATATTTATGATGTTGCATCAAGGCGAAGTTTACCTTATAGTATGACTCTAGGTTTTCGTGAGCCATACCTACTCGAAAAAACTTTGTAGTCCCTCCAGTAGGATTTCATTTTCAACTTTAGTCTTAGGATTTACAACTTTTAAGGTATGAGACAATTTAGGCATTGTTTCAAAGAATTTTTCAATTTCTTTAAATTGTTTTGATCCCAATTGATCTATAAATTCAACTAATTCCTTATTAGTACAATCAGATGCACTCCAAGACTCTTCTTCAGAATATACTTGTTCGATACAAGAAGCAATTAATTTAAATGTATCGTCAATATTCATATCAGCAACATCAAAGTTATTTTTAATAAATTCATCCATAGAAGGATATTTCATCCTAATGGATAATGTATCATCAACCTTAATATCTTTTGTATGATTATCAGAAGTAACTACCTTAATATCATCCAAATTGATAACAGCAGGAACTTGTGTTTCGCCATCATCGGGACATGTAATCATAACTTCAACATCTTCACCAACCGACTTACCTCTAATATTCAAAAACAGATATTCAATATCAAAAGTAGCAAGTTTTTCTACTTTGATACCTCTTGTTAATATGCAATTTTTAAGAACATTCTTAACTGCTTCGGTTATCTGTTTTGTGTCCTCACTCTCCATTGCGATAATAAGGAGTTTTTCCTCTTTTACTAAAAAAGGTCTATATCTAACTTTTCTGTTAGATGAGGGTAATACCAACTCATAAGTTGGTGCGGTAATTTTTGGTAAAGGCATAATGTGTATAGCACTTCAGTATTTTTATTTATAGCACTTTTCTGAAAATCCTGTGGCTCAAAAAAATGTCGGAGTTTTTTTTCCCGTATATATGGAATAAAAAGTCGAATTTCGTTTAGAAGAGTCTTCCTACAACACCACCAATACCATTTATATTAGGTATTCCAACTTGATTCTTAGTTAGTTGTCTGTTATAAGAACCACCCCTATACAATGAAAAACTACTATTCCTTCCACAAATATATCTGTCAATAGAAAATGTAACTGATGCTCTCAAAACATCTGTTTGATCATAAGAAACAGAAATATCATTTAATGCTCTAGGGAACAATCCATAAAAAGTATACTCTAATTCAGCATTATAATCTCTATCGAATTTAATTATCTTTGTTTGATTTGATTTATATTCTTCAGGATACATCATTCTAATATAATATCCATCTCGTGATTGATCTTCACCCGAACCACTTGCCATATATTCTATCCAATGCTCAAAAAATTTAATAGTTCTATAATCACTATCTACCATAAACTCTGCATTAAGTTCAGTAAATATTCTACTATGAGCCATCT